TTAACTATTCCAGAAATACTGGCATCTGATTTATTAAACCCATTAGAAAAAGAGATGTTTAAAAATAAAATTGAATATCAATCTGCAGAAGATTTAACCAGAGAAGTTGCTATGAATATGGCAGCAGATACAGCAATATCAGAGATGCTAAAAACAAAAGACCCTAAAGTTATATATACCCAGATTAAAAATGCTTTTGGTATGCAATCAGAAGAACAACTATTGCAGTCTTATGAAACCAAGGTTAGAAGTCAAGATGAATTAAATTTAATTGAAGCTAATCCTATTGCTCAAACTTTCTTAGCAGGAGGAGTAGATATTGTAGCTAGTTATGATTATTTATCAGATGACCAAAAAAGCAAAGGAGTTATAGAGCTAGATTCTGATGTAGTAACTGATGACAATGAAATTATTAGAATAGTCGAACAAGCTGTAAATGAAGGTAAAATATTAAAAGTATTAGGAAAAGGTTACGATTTCTTCGTACCTCTCTAATTATAAATGTCTAACTTAAATTTTATTATGGACACAATAAAAAGTGTTCAACAAAAAAAACAAGAAGAAACCCCTAAGCCTGTTATTCAACAGGAAACTTCCCCCCTTAACTTTATAATAGATATTGTAAAACAAAAACAGAAAGATAAAGATGATGTTGATACATCTGTATCTAATGACACCTACATAGAAAAAGGTGAGATACTAATGCATAAACCTGAGAGTGGTACTTTAAAAGATATAGAAGAATTATCTAATGATGAAATATATTCTCATGGATTTGTTGAAGATAGAACTACAGCTAGTAAGTTTATACAACCTTTTAAAGAAACATTAACAGCACCTGTATATGGAAATTATGCTGCTAGTTCTAGTTTTTATAATACTCTTGGAAACATACCCGGAGGTTTATCTGCACTATCTAAATTTGTTGCTGATAAATATGGCAAAAAATTAGAAGTGAGTGAATCAGGAATGATAAAAGCTTTAGATTATGCAGAAGATTATTTAAGAAATTTATCTACTAAATATAATCCTTCTCCTGACAATCCTTATTATAGTACCCAAGCCACATTTGGTTATAGACCTGAAGCACCAGAAACTTTTACTGGTAAAGTTATGTCGGCTTTTGGTCAAGCACCTATTACTGTTGGAGAATATTTACCGGGTATGAAAGCAGCAGGAGCAATAGGTAAAGGTTTAAAAGGATTAACTGTTGTTAAAAAAACTCCCTCTATCGTAAAAGGAGTAGTTAGTCCTAGTGCAGTAGGATTTGCTGCGACAGATGCATTAAGAGAAATAGATAAAGGTGGTGAAGCTGCTACCATAGCAGGTTTAAAAGGATTTCTACTAGGTAGAACAATGAACGCCTTTGAACCCTTTAATTTTAGAACAAGAGTAACAGCAATGAGTACTTTAGGTTTTGGTGCAACGGATGGAAACTTTGAAGATAAAATGGTAGGTGCTATTACTTTTGGAACTCTAAGTGCTATTGGAAAAATAGAAGGTAAATCTTTAAAAGAAGCCCAATCTGATTTATCAAGTTATTTAAGTGGTCAAAATATTAAACAGAAACAGTTAATACAAGCTAAAGAAACAGAATCTAAAACAGTTGTTAATAACATAATTAAAATAGCTGATGACTTAGAAACTTTAAATAGAGAGATTAGAGATACTAAGAAAGCTAAAAAAGAAAATACAAAAAGAGTAAATGATAAGCAACTAGAAACTATGGAAAAGAGAGCAGCTAGAATGGAAAAAGATATCTTCATACTTAGAGATAATTACGCACATTCCATATCGGATTTACGAATTAGTAAAGAGTATCTAGATGTAAGAAGTATTGATGCTGTTATTGAAAGTATGTTTAAACCTTCTGAAATTATTAAAAACACTAAAACAAATAGAAAGGAATATATATATAAAAAGACAGAAAAAGATATAGCAGAAAAATTTAGTGGTGATTCTCCTACTCTAGTAAAAGCTTTTACTAATAAGATAGGTAAAATTGCTACAGAATTTTTATATCAAACAGCACCTCCTACATTCTTTTCTAAAAGTACAAACTCTTTATTTAAAAAGGGTCATGATGAAGTTAAAATTAATAGAATAGAAAGAGAAAACGCATTAGATACTTTATTTAAAAACCCTGAATTTCAAACTACCACTTCTTATTTTAAGAATATAATAGAAGGATTAAAATTTAAATCAGGTAAAGACATTTCTGTACTTCCTGCTAGTATGTATGCCAAGACAGGAATACATCCTAAATCTCCTGAAGGAATATTAACTACTAATGCTAAATCAATCCCTAAAATATTTGAAGTAGGTCCTCTACTAGAAAAGTTTGCCACTAAGAATAAGAACAAAAGGTCATTATTTAATAAGAAAACTAATGACCTAACACCAAAAGCTTTGAAAGAAGAGTTTAAACTCAATGATGCTGAAATAGCAGTATACTTTTCTATCAGAAAAATATTTAGAGATTCACTTAAAACCTATAATGAATTTGGTAAAAAATATTTAGGTGCAGAATTTTCTCCAGTAAAGGAGTTACCATCTTACTTTGCTCATATGTTTACAGGAGAGCATAGAATATTTATCAATAGAAAAAGCGATGGAAAATTAATGGCTGTTGTACCCTCTACAAATGTAATAGGGGCGTACAGTATAAAGAAAAAAATTGATAAAAATTTACCTGAATACACTGCTAATGTTAAACAAAGAAAAATTCAAGGTGATGTGTCAATGTCTTTATTTGCAGAAATGCATAATTTATTAAAGGCAGACCAAACATTATTAAGTCAAATAAAACCATTTATAGATGAAGCATTTACAAAACATGGAATGTCATCTCACCGTATACCTCGTAAGCAAAATTTTGTAGAAGGTTATGCAGGAGGTAGCTTAGAACTATATAAAAAATTAGGTATTCCAGAACAGAAAGCTAGGATACTAAACGCAGAGCAAGGTGTACAAAGCGTTCTTATGTATTCTCAAGGGGCTATTAATGCTGCTTATCAAATGAAGCTTATGTATAATTTCAAAAAGATATTAAATAATCCTACAATATCTAAATTTTATCCTAACACTCAAAAGCTATTAGCTAGATATTATGATAGTATTTTTTCAGGAGATTTTACGTCACTCAGAAAAGGAGATATAGGGGCAGGACAATACTTAGATAACTTTCTTACTAGAATTACTGGTATGTCACCTCAATCAATGAATAAAGTAATGGGAACAGTAAATGGTTATACTTATTTTACTAAACTATTAGCTTTTAACTTTAGATTTTTAGGCTCTCAAATACTGCAGCCTTACCAGATGATAACAACACAAATGTATAGACTACAGGCTATAGGTCAGGGGGCAAATCCTATGGCTGCTTTTTTTAAATCTCAATTAGATTTAATTAAACCTTCTAAAGAAATTAAAGAGTTAATACAGTATAATATAAAAAATAAATCTATTAGTGCTGCTTTTCATGAAGACTTTGTGGCTGCTCTAAAAGGAGGTTTTGGTACACCTAAATATAAAAGTTTTTTTAATGCACTATCAGGTAGAAATTTAGCTGCTAGACTAGAGCAGTTTTCTCGTCTTAATACATCAATAATGATTTATAGAACTCTTAGAGAAAATGGAGACCCTCATCAAGTAGCTATGAGAAAAACACCTCATTTAGTAGATACATATATGGTGGAATATAACATGACTCAAAAAGCACCTTTATATGGTTCTTCAGGATTAATGGGTAAAACTGTAGGAAAATCTTATGGTGTCTTTAAAACTTTTATGCACAACTATTTAGCACAAGCAGTAGAACACGTCAGAACAACTCAAAAAACAGGAGACATAATGCCTACTGCAGTATTTGCTACTAATATGATTCTTACTGCAGGTTTGTTTGGGGCTATTGGTATAGGTACAATAGATTTATTTTTAACACAATTAGATAAAACAGTAGGTTCACTATTTAGAAAAACAGGTATATACGGACCTAGTGAAAGAATACCCACACTTTCTGATATTTTATACAATAATGATTTACATCCAGCATTACTTTTTGGTGTAGTGTCTACAGCTTTAGATACAGACTTATCTGCTACCTTATCTGCACCTGCTAATTTTGGATTTGATAGTGTCATAGAACTTCCACCCGGAATTACAGTTGCTCTTGATAGTGTTAAATATGGTACAGAATATATATCTAAATTAGCTAAAAGTGGAGGGGATAGAGATAAAGTAGTAATAGAAGAGTATAATCTTTTAAAAGCCATATCACCTAATATTATGCAAGGATATTGGGAACTTTATTACAATTCAAAATTAAATGGGGATGATTTTTTTATGCTTGAAGAAGAGTTTCCTTTCTTTTCTGTAGCTAAAGATTATAGGTCTCAAATACCTAGAGAGGGAGAAAAAGACCCTCAAACATTAGGTCCAGTTATAATAGCAGGTAAAGGAACTATAAGTGCTAGATTAAGAAGAGATATGGATGACTGGAAAGCTAGATTCTTTTCAGCTTATTCAATTAAAGAATCCTACTTTATAAAATCACAATTTCATTTAATGAAACTAAGTAAGAGAAATTCAATAACTGAAAAAGATATGGTAGACATAGCAGTTATTACATATATGAGAACAGGAACTGTACCTGAATCTGTTTTTGCTTATTTTAATAGTATAGGAATATCTAACGAAGGGTTGTGGAAAAAAAGAATGATACCTAGAATAAAATCTTTATCTACAGATGTATTAGAAAGAAATATAAGAGGAGACTATACAGATAAAAAACAAAATTATGTAGATACTTTTTTAAATGATTTTATTGGAGACTATGATAATTAATGAAATTTGTTTTAGTCCTTATTGTATTCTTTGTAGGAGAAAATAATCCTAATACGTACAGATATATCTATGTAGATTTTATAGATGAAAATACTTGTTTATTATTTAAAGAACAACAAGGAAAATTATTACAAGAAAGTATTAATAATCAATTCAAACATAAAGACATTGACTATCAAGAAATTCAATGTTGGACACTAGAACAGTGGATAAAAGAAGATAAAAGAAGAAGAGGAGTAGAAGCATAATGTTAAATATGTTATTAGGTCCTATTACTACTATAATGGGAGATACAATTAAAGGGTTTGTAGCAACTAAGAAAGCTAAAGCAGACCTAGCACTAACGGAAATTAAAGCACAGAAATCACTCAAAGAACAGCAAATAGCAGGGAAAATTGGTTGGGAGGCTTCGGCTGTTGACCAAATGAAGGGGTCATGGAAAGACGAACTAATTTTATTATGCCTACTTGTTCCTGCTGTATTAGTTTTCATCCCCGGATGGACACCTCATATAAAAGCAGGATTTGAAGCACTACATTCACTCCCTGATTACTATAAGCATTTATTATACATAGCTTGTTCAGCAAGTTTTGGTATTAAAGGTGCTAAAGGTGCTATGGGGCTTATTACAAAAAAGAAATAGTTTAACTAAAGTTATAGGAGAAACAATGTCAGATATAATTAAAGATGCATTGAAAGAAAGAATCAAGCAACATGAAGGGTATAGACTAGATACTTATATAGATTCCCTTGGATTTAAAACAGGGGGCTATGGTCATAAAATGTTACCCGGAGAAGAGCCTCCTAAAGATAAAGAAGGATGGGATAAAATATTTGATGAAGATTTTGACAAAGCATGGAACTTAATGGAAAAATTTTGTATGGAAAATAATTTAGATATACCTATAAAAGCTAAAGGGATTATCTGTGAAATGATTTTCCAGATGGGTTTTACAGGAGTATCTAAATTTAAAAATATGATTAAATATCTAAAAGAAGGTAATTTCCCTGATGCAGCAAACGAAATGATGCGTTCTAGGTGGTATAAGCAAACTCCTAATAGGTCAAGAGCATTAAGTATGGAAATGCGAAATATTTAATTCATATTGATAGTGTTTTGAATCCTGTCATATAAATCTTCATAAGCAGATATAGTATCGTAAATAATAGAAGATAATAATACTGAGTTCTCATAATCAGGAAACTTCTTTTTAAATGTTTCTATAAAATTAGCAGGTTTAATATAATCTAAGTCTAGCTTAATTTCCCCACTTTTATCTAGGTTAACATAGATGGTAGCAAGATTGCTACTTGTTAGTTTTTTTTGAGATGAAGTCCGCATTAACTTTTTCATCTAATTCCCTCAACTGTCCTAAGATTTCTATCAGTTTTATTACTTCACCATAGGGTCTTGTAAACAGATATCGTAATATAATCTGTACTTGTTCCCCAGTTATTATATAGTTGTTAGTTTTCATAGTATCTCCTAATTAGTAATTAAATTTCCTTCACCCATTTCTTTCTCAAATTGTATTAAGTAGTCCATATACCACTTTGCTTTTTGCAAATCCTCAAAACCATTCTTTTCTCTGTGGCGAGATAAATATTTCCAAATCTGACCTTTTAAATAACCTCGAAACTCATCTATTGTAAGCTGAGATTTAATAGCTTCAATAGTCTCTACGGTTTTAGTCTTATAATAATTTGGATTAATTTTATCCATTCTTTATGTTCTCCAACACAAATAATTCTTTTAATGGAACTAAAACGAATTTAGATTTTCTATGGTCTCCTCCAAAAACATTTTTGTTCTTATATTTTTTTACAAGTTTCTTAACAGTACTTACTTTAAATACTAGAGTACAGTATTCATCATCACCATCAGTTAAGATATGCATCCAATAATCAGCTTTGGTAACTGATATCCCACTTGGCTTATCATAACATTGTATTTCAATAGCAATGTTACCTGTCTTTTGCCACCAATCCCTTTCAGACTTTATCTCAAACTTTTTCTTAAAAAACATATCGTGAAGTTTCTTTTCACGCATTTGACCAAACTGTAAATCTAAATCAAATTTCTTTAGTGTTTTAATATCACTAGAGTTATTAAAATTATCATTACTCATTAATTTAATTTACCATTATCATTTTTAAATTTAATATAATCTAATATATCAACAATGTTAGTATCACTATGCTTACCATTACCTTTTAGTACAGGTTCTTTATAAGAAGCTTCAGCTTCTTCTTCCTCTAAAGCTTCTATACCTAAATCATAAACATATGCAGGGTCTGTTAGGCACATTCTCATCATTCCCATTGCCATAATTTCACAAGTTTGTTCATCTTCAGATGGGTTTTTATTTTTCTTAATACTACACATAAATGAACCTTGCCTCTCAGGTACAGGTGTCACATAAATCACAGGACCACGTGATTCTAAGTCTTTACTTTTTGACATCGTTTTTATCCTCCTTTGGATTAACTAATTTTGTATACCAAAACCATCTAGGTGATTTTGCTTTTGATTGTTGTTGTGGAAGATACTGTAACTCTTCTCCCCAACAAGTTTTTTTATAAGAACAAAAAGAACAGACTGTGCTTAATACTCTGTTGCCTGTAGTTACTTTATTAAATGTTTCAGGAGTATCCTCAAAACATCTTTCAAACTCTTTATCATTTACTAAAGCATCTATATTCTCTTCAGCAATTTTTATTGCTTTAACTTTATAATCATCATTATAAGTAGGTGTTTCTACTATTTGCCATTCACCAGTAGATTTATTTATTACAATCCATCCACCAAAAGGTTTACCTGAAGAATCCGAGTATAAAGAACCTTGAACTACATATCCAAAGTTATCATCTTCTCTGACATTATTAAATCCTTTTGCAAATTTATTGTCATACGCCCAAGGAGATGCACTTTTAATATCATAAATTTTATTATCTATCTCAACATCATAAGTACCTTTAATCTTAACACCTGATAATTCATTATGAACTTCTTTCTGTTCTGATTGAATTTTAATTCCTGCAGCTTTCATAATACCTATTGCTGCCGCTTCAATTAAGTCTCCAAACAAGACTCTCATTTTAAAATTATAAGGGGGTGACTCTGATGAAGAATTACTCTTCTCCATTTGTAATTGGCATAAAGGTTTGCCAATACTAGACATTCGTATAGAAAATTCTTTATTTCTTTCTTCTGTGAATTGTTTTCTAAATGCAGTTTTACAATCCTCTCCAAACTGCTCAATAATATCTTCTGATATATCAACCCGCTCCGTAGTGGAGCGGGATAATAGTTCTTGTATTTTTACTAAAAGTAAATGCACTTACTTAGTTAATTGGTCAATTACTTTTGCATCATCACCATCTGATTCTGCTTGAGTAGTTGCCTTTCCATGCTGAGTACTAACACTTTTATTCTCAGAATTAATTAAAGTTAAGAAACTCTCTAAAGTTTTTTCATCATCTGTAGAGAAACTTAATTCCTTATCTTTATTAATTTTATAAGTAGAAACAAAGAAACGTACTGCACCTGCTTTTCTTCTCTCTGTACCTAATGTTAAAGTATATTTAAACATCGGTTTACCAAGGTTAGTTAAGCCTGTAAATGCTTCGTTAACAATATTATAATTAGTTCCTGTGTTTCTCCAAAGGACAGGGAAGTTTTCGATATCTACATCTTCGCCTTTAGCATTTTTACCCTTGAAAGATACTGTGCCATAAGTCATCTTATAACATTTTATCTGTTTCTGAAGTTCTAATTCAGCAGGTGTAAGATTAGCTTTTTGTGCTTCAGGAAGTTTACCACATCGTGTGCCACCTGAAGTGTCGATGATATCTTCTTTCCAATTTCTAAAGATAACAGAACGGGAAGTATATTTCTTCTCGGCAGGATTATAAGCCATATACTGATAAGCAGTATAGAAAGGTCTAAATTCTACTGACTCACCATATATGTTTTGTTCTAGTTCTGGATGATAGATTTGATAGTGACCTGTTGGTAATCTATTACCTTCATCATCCTCTGCATCTCTGTTAATTTGTAATCGAGATAGCATGGGTCTGTTGGTGTCAACAGTTTGTCCAATCGCTGCCATAATCTGAGCATCGGACATTCCTTTTACTGATATTTCATTAGTCATCATTTATAATAACTCCTTATTATTTATAGTTGTGGATAAGTTACAGTTTTATTACTGTCATGTCAAGCCAATCAGAACCTA